AACACCGCTTCAGGTGAGAACATTCAGATTCCATCTCAGTCTGGTTTCTCAACTGCAACTATCGTAGGTCAGGGTTCTTCAATTGGAACATCTGAGCCAACACTAAACGCCTTTAAGACTTTGGGCGCATACAAGTTCTCAGCTTTGAGCCAGTTGTCGAAGGAACTTATCCTTGACTCAGGTGTAGATATAGTCTCATTTTTGGCGGAACAGTTTGGTAACAGTTTTGGGTATGCGATCGCCGATAAGATTGTGAACGGAACTGGAACAGTAGAGCCAACTGGTTTCTTAAGCGCGGCCGCAACAGGCACTGTCGGATCAACTGGAGTCTCAGGAGCCTTCACCAGCGATAACGTCATTGACCTTGTTTACAGCCTTGACGGTTCTCTACGCGCTAAGCCATCATTCGCATTGCTAGCAAACTCAACATCAATTGCTGCACTGCGTAAGCTAAAGGACTCATACGGTCAATACCTATTCAACATCGGCACAAGCCAAACTGCTCGTGACTTTGTTCTAGGTGTCCCAGTTATCGAGACCCCTGCGCTTCCATCACCTGGAACTGGTGTGAACTCACTTGTTTGTGGAGATCTAAAGAGCCTATACATTCGTAACGCTGGCGGTTTGCAGATTGACCGTTCAGATGACTACGCGTTCGGTTCAGATCTTGCAACTTGGAGAGCTACTTGGAGACTGGACTCAGTTTTGGTGCAGACTGCTAACATCAAGAAGTTCAAGGGTGGCGCAAGCTAAACCTGCTTCATTGAGAAACCCCCTGAACTCAAAAGGTTTGGGGGGTTTTTCTTATAGGGTATAGGTATGACTAAAGCGTGTATTTCTTGGTATTCCAATTCTCTAAATCAGCCAACAGGTTATGGCACTCAATCTAAACAAGTTATTTCTAGGCTTGTAAAAGATGGGCATAAGGTGGCGATGCTTTCTAACTACGGTAATGAAGGTGTGAACACTCAGATTGAAACAGGTTCAGGGCGTATCCCACATTATTCAAGGGGTATGAACCAGTATTCGACTGATGTTATGCCTATGAACTTTGCTCATTGGAGCGCTGAGAATGCTCAACTGCCTAACTTTATGATCACTCTTTACGATGTGTGGGTGTTCGATAATCCTGCGTTGGATAGTATTCCTATTGCTTCGTGGACACCTATTGACCATCAGCCTGCACCTGAAAAGGTTTTAGCGTGGTTGAAGAAACCTAATGTTACCCCTATTGCGATGAGTGTTTTCGGTAAAACAATGATTGAAAACGCGAACATCGAGTGCGAATATATACCTCACGCGATTGAAACAAAGATTTTCAAACCTACCGCTAATCTTCCTGAAGGTATTTCTGGGCGTGAGTTTGTTGATGGTGAAGATAAGTTTGTTGTTGGAATGAACTTTGCTAACAAGGCTGGCGGGTTTATTCACCGTAAAGCTGTTGCAGAAAACTTTTTGGCGTTCGCAATTTTTGCTTCTAAACACGATGATGTTATTTTGTATTTACACACTGAACCTTATGGTAAGCAGTCTGGTTTTGTGTTGCCTAACATTCTTGCTGCTTGTGGTGTGCCTATTGAAAAAATTCGCTTCGTAGATCCAATCGCATACGGCTACGGGATATCTCAGGAAACTTTGGCTGCAATTTATTCGGCTTGGGATGTAGGTTTATTCACTAATTATGGTGAAGGGTTTGGTGTTCCACAGATTGAAGCACAAGCCTGCGGTGTGCCTATTATCACTTCTAATTTTGCTGCTTCGGCTGAACTTGCTTCTCCTGATTCGTTCCTAGTGAATGGGCAACCGTTTTGGGATGCGGGGCAACACTGCTGGTTCAATGTTCCTAATGTTCAGGCTATTGCTGATGCACTTGAGCAGGCTTATCAGCGTGGTAGAAAAGATTTCCCTGATACTGTTGCGTTCGCACAAAACTATGATGCGACAAAGGTTTATCAGGCTCAATGGAAACCGTTGATTGAGAAACTTGCAACCAGATGATACCTGTTTTAGGGTTTTTGACTTATTCAAGATTTGATTTGGCTGATCGTTTGCTTGCAAGTATTGATTATCCTGTTGAGCATCTTGTTATCGTAGACAACTCGGGTAAGCGTGAATACAATCCTGTAAAGCCTGAGCAGGTCAAGAACTTGTGGTTTATTCAAGTGCCTTACGGTTTAGGTTATGGGGGCGGTTTGAACCTGATTGTGAAGACTACCCCGTTTGCCCCTTACTGGGTTTTGGTCAATGACGATACAGTGTTTGAACCTGGTGCGTTGAAGAAGATTGCTGATCAGGTTGATACTGAAGCTATAAATTTTCTTAGCATTATGCCTAAATGGTCAGGGTTTGTTTTAGGTGAAGGGGCAGTGCTAAAAGCAGGTTTGTTTGATGAGCGTTTTCACCCAATCTATTTTGAAGACAATGATTACGAGCGTAGACTTGAGCAGGCAGGGGTGAAGGCTAAGTTTATTTATGCTGCGCTGAAACACGACAATTCAAGCACTCTCAGTTCAGGGTTTCATTCGCAAAACGATTTGACGTTTCAACGCAACAGCAGGCTGTTTCAGGATAAGGTTGCTAAACAAGATTTCAGTGAAGGCGCATGGTCGTTGCAAGTCAGGCGGGATAACAGTTGGGAAAAATAGTTTATACGGGTGGAACTTTCGACCTGTTTCATTCAGGTCATACACGCTTCTTGAAGGCTTGTAGAAGGCTTGCAGGGGAAGATGGCAAGGTTATTGTGGCGTTGAATGAAGACGCCTTTATTCAGGCGTATAAGGGCAAACCGCCTATTATGAGTTTTGCTGAACGTAAAGAAGTTTTACTTGCCTGTAAGTATGTTGATGGGGTTGTTCCAAACTTTAGCGGGGCAGACTCTAAACCTTGTATAGGTAGCGTGCAACCTGATCTAATCGTTATTGGTGATGATTGGGCGAGAAAAGATTATTACGCTCAAATGCAGTTCACTCAAGCGTGGCTAGATAAACACGATATTGGGCTTGTGTATGTTCCCTACACTCAAGGCGTTTCAACTACTGAGCTGAAGCAACGCATAAAAAAACTAGGATAACGGGCAGGCAGATAAACTAGGTTATGACTTTAGGAGATTTACTTTGGCTGTAACTAACGGATATTGCACCCTTGCTGAACTCAAGGCAGCACTAAAAATCACTGATAATTTAGACGATACCCTGCTAGAAACAAGCATCAACTCTGGTTCAAGAATGATTGACCAATACTGCAACCGTTTCTTCTATTCAGGTTCAGCAGGAGAAGTGCGCTATTTCACGCCTAACGATTCACTTACTTGTTGGATAGATGACTGCCAAACAATCACTGAAGTAAAAACTGCGAGCGTTGATCCAACAGTTTTTGATGTGACTTGGGCTAGCACTGATTACGAAGTTCACCCTAGAAACGGTTTAGCCAATGGCGGGTATAGTCCTATAACATACATAACTGCGATTGATAACTATTTATTCCCAACCTACGGTGAACAAGCTTTAGTGAAAGTTACTGGCACATTCGGCTGGAGCGCTGTCCCTTATGCAATCAAGTTTGCGACTATCATTCAGGCTTCAAGATTGTTCAAACGCCTTGAGTCCCCGCTAGGTGTTGCAGGTGTATCAGATATTGGCATTATGCGGGTAGGGTCAAACATTGATGGCGATGTAGCTCAACTAATCAACCCGTTCAGGCTTCTTAGAACAGGTGCGTAATGAGCATTAGTGCGCTTAGAACCGCTTTAGGTAATAACCTAAAAACTATTTCAGGGCTTAGGGTTGTCGAAACTTTACCTGATTTGGTGAACCCGCCTATGGCAATGATTGGGTTAGATAAGATTACTTACAACCGCCAGAATAATCGTTCTATGAGCGAATACACGTTCAAGGTTACTGTTGTTTTGGGTAGGGTATCTGAGCGCACTGCTCAGGCTTCTCTCGATGTTTTGGTTGCCCCAGGTTCAGGGTCAATCAAGTATGCGCTCGAATCAGATCGCACTTTAGGTGGCAATGCTTTTGAAGTGTTTGTTGCTGAACTGGGTGCGTATGGGGCGGTATCTATAAATGGAATAGACTATTTGAGTGCTGAGTTTTCAGTTCAAGTATTCGCAAGTTAAGGATAAATAATGGCAATTTTTGTCGCAACAGATTTCAGCGTTAGCATCAACGGATCTACCGCGTTAGCTTCTTACTTGACTCAGGTTGAGTTGAAGACCACTGCTAACGACATCACTACTACTGCTTTTGGTAGCACTTGGGTTACCCGCGTTGCAGGTTTGAAGGAAGGTTCTCTAACACTTCAGTTCAATCAGGATTACGCTGCTTCAACAGTAGATGCAACCCTATGGCCACTACTAGGAACTCAGGCAACCGTTGTAATCAAGCCAACAAGCTCAGCAGTTTCAAGCGCAAACCCTGCTTATACGGCTATCTGCACTGTTGTAGATCTAACCCCCGTGAGTGGCAACATTGGCGATTTGGCTACTTTCTCAGTTACATGGCCAACATCAGGAACTGTTACACGCGCAACAGCCTAAGTTTTAGGTTAGGGTTATTGTATGAATGAGATAACTCTTACAATCAACTTTGTTGATGGAACATCACTAGAAGTGAACACTGCTGCGGGCGATCTAGTCAAATGGGAAGCCCACTTTGATTTAGGTATTGATAAGCTCGAAAAGGTTACGCACCTTCTTTACCTTGCATGGTTGGCTGTTACACGCCTAAAAAAGACTGGTGAAGGTTTTGAAGGTTGGATTGACCTTGTTTCTAAAGTTGAGGTTGCAGACCCAAAAGCCTAAAGCCTTTAGGTGTTGATTCGCATCATTGGTTGATTGCTAATCTTGCTGTTGCAACAGGTATCGCCCCTAGTGTTCTAATGGAAGAAACGGATCGTATGTTGAATACGATGTTATTTGCGATTAGGTATCAAAGGGGTGAAAATGGCTGAACCTAGTGTTATTTATGATGTGCGCGGTTTATTGAAAGACCTTGATGCGTTGCAACCTGGTTTGCGTAAACAACTTGTAAAAGAAGCTAAAGACATTGCTAAACGCCCTGCTTCTCTAATCAAGTCTCAAATCCCTTCTACCGCCCCGCTGTCTGGTATGTCTAGGCGTTACCCTGTTGTGGCTTCTAGTGGAGCATTGACTGGTAACCCTAACGGTAGGACAGCGTGGGGTGCAGGTAAGCCTGCTAAACAAGTTCAAATTAGGTTCAAATCTGGTTATTCAAAACAATCAGCAATTACGCCTTTACTTTCTCTTTGGGTTACTAGCCCTATGACCGCTATTGCAGATATTGCTGGTAAAGGTTCTATGCGTAAAGCTCGCAAAGTTACAAGTGAGTATGCGTATAAGGATGGCAGTAGAAGACACGCTGTAACATCTCAGGGACGTTGGATGATTAGACGTTTGAAAGAACGCAACCTAAACAA